ATAAATACCAAGTAATTAAAGGTGCTATATCAAAAGAACTAGCAGATTTTTGTTATCAATACTTTTTAAATAAAAGAGCAGTAGCAAGACATTTGTTTGATGAAAAGTTTATCTCACAGTTTACTCAATATTTTGGAGTTTGGAATGACACACAAATACCAGAAACTTACTCACACTACGCTGATATAGTTATGGAAACTTTATTACAAAAAGTAAAGCCTGTAATGGAAGAACAATCAAAAGTTAAACTTATCGAAACATATTCATACGCTAGAATCTATAAAAAAGGTGATGAGTTAAAAAAACATAAAGATAGATATTCTTGTGAAATATCAACAACTATGCACTTAGGTGGAGATGAATGGTCAATATATATAGAACCTGATATTAAAATAGATTTAAAGCAAGGTGATATGTTGATGTATCGTGGTTGTGATTTAGAACATTGGAGAAAACCGTTTGAGGGTGAAAATTGTGGGCAGGTATTTTTACATTACAACGATGCAAGTAGTAAAGATGCTGAACAAAATAAATACGACACTAGACCTATAATTGGATTGCCTGCTTATTTTAGACAATGAACTTTATAGGCGAATATCAAATAAGTGAAGATGCTGTTGATGAATTAATAGAGTATTGGAACAACAATAAAACTAACGCAGAAGACGGTACAATAGGTGATAATAGGGTAGATATAAAACATAAAAAATCATTAGAAGTAATGATAACCCCAGAAGATTTAAGAAACTTTTTATATAGAGATGAATTGTTAAAATGTTTAGAACAATATGTTTCAAAATATAAATTTGCTAATGAGGTAGAATTTTACGGTATCGACCATCATACTAAAATACAATATTACGACAAGGGTTGGGGTTTTTATAAATGGCACATGGAAAACGATGGTTTTCCTACTGTTCTAAACAGACACTTGGTTTTTAGCACATATCTTAATGATGTTGAAAATGGAGGAACAGAATTTTTATATCAAGATTGTGTTACCGAAGCTAAAAAAGGTTCAACAATTATCTTTCCCGCAGGTTGGACTCACACTCATAGAGGACAAATATCTGAAAACCAAGAAAAATATATTATTACAGGGTGGTTTAATTTTTTATAGGTGCAGATTGCGGATAAGTGTTTTTACACTATAATAATAGTAAGTCTGCAAATGCAGATAAAATAAAGGAGAAACTAAATGACAATACTTAATATATTTTCATGGATAACAACCATAATAGCTATCGCATCATTAGTTGCAGCTATTACACCAACACCTCAAGGAAATTGGTGGCTAGGCAAACTTTACCGAATTATTGATTGGTGTGCCCTTAATGTTTTAAAAGCCAAGGAGAAGCACAATGAGTAGCTGGTGGTCCAATTTTTGGGATAAAGTAACAGGCACTGAACAAGTAAAAGTTAGATCCAGAAATAAAAAAGGCCACTACGTTGCAGATGATAAATCTACTCCAGATGTCAACGAGGCTTACACGACAGTAAGAAAAAAAAGAGGTAGGCCTTCAAAGGTATCTATCGACAATAACGAATAATGGCTACAGTCAAAGACGCTCTCAATGCAATAGAGTCACACGAAAAAGAGTGTAGAGCTATTTATAAAAGTATTGATAAAAGATTAGAAGACGGATCTAAGCGTTTTGATAAATTAGAAAACATGATCTGGGCCGTCTATCCATTTATTGTGGGCGTAGTATTTTTAGCGAGGTTTGTATAATGCAGGAAGGAAGCGGAAGATTTGGCGGAGATATGGATCGAAATGAAGTAGAAATGGATCTAAACAAGTTCATGTCTATGATTCAAGAAATCGGTGAGCTAAAAGAAAAAATTAGAGACTTAGAAGACGAAACAAATGTAAACCCCTGGCAAAAAGTAATTCACTTAGCTAGAGCAATAGATGCCTGGAGAATATTTCCCAGAATATTTGTTGTTGTTTATATTTATCTTATGTACGAGTCTGTTATTTGGTTTATGAATCTGCCAGATCCAAACCTAGAACAATCAGCTTTAGTTTCAGTTGTTGTAGGAGCAATGGGTGTTGTTTTTGGAGTTTATTCGGGTAAATCTGGACAAAGCAAAGGGTTCAAAGGCGAAGATAAGTAATGAACCAAGCCATAGGCTTAATCGGTGACGTAGGCCTACCAATTGCAAGCGGTTTAATTATGGGATATTTTATATTTCTTATAATCAGACAGCTTATGAATAATCTAGTATCTGACATTAAATCTATCCAGGGCATTACCAAAATGCTTATTACTAGAGCTTCAATTATGAACAACGACATTATTAGAATAGATACAGTAGTGTCAAGCGCACTTGACATACCTCCAGATCTTGAACGAATCGCTAGGGCAGAAAACTTTGTTGAAGACGGCAAGATTGATGCTAGACGCGATTGATGGAAATAGTTGACTTAATACAAAAATTTGGGTTTCCAACTGTTATGGTGATTGGCCTAGGATATTTTGTGTTCTATGTATGGCAAACTATTAACAACACTATAGATCCATCTATAAGTGAAATGAAAAAGACCATTATTAGGTTGACGGACCAACTTCGCCTATTAGACCAAGATATGATACGATTAAAAGAAAAGGTTGATACTGTAACTAAAATCAGACAACAAAAAAAAGATGATATACAAAGAAAAGACAAAAACAGAAGAAGCTGAAAAAATTTTAATAACTAAGATTATGGTGGTTATTGGAATCATGTTATTTGTTGGAATATTTTGTCAAAACCTTTGGGCCGATCAAATAGTTCACAAATTTAAGTCACCTTCATTTTCTGGTATTGGAACTTCTAGTCACTATCTTACGATTGAGAACCAAGAGTTTAATCGTAAAATGTCCATAAAAGAAGAAATAAAGGCACTACAAGAGCAAATAGAGCGTGATAAAGAAAACACAACTTTAGCTAGATTCATTCGTAACCTGGAGTCCAGAATCTATGCACAGCTTTCAAGACAGCTAGTAGAAAACCTCTTTGGAGATACAGCTTCTACATCTGGGACTATTGAGCTAGAAGGCAATATAATAACTTACACTAGCGATGGACAATTTATAACTTTAAAAATAACGGATCCCGATGGCAACATTACAGAAATTACCCTTCCTATTGGTTCTTTTACTTTCTAGTTGCGCTATAGTCGATGTCCAAAAAGATACCTACGCACAAAGAAAGGGATTAGCAGAAGCAAGTATTTTTTCTATACAATCAGAAGAATTAAAGAATATACAAAAACCAGAAGTACAGCCAGTGGTTGCTGTTTATGCAACTGCTTTTACTGATCAAACTGGACAAAGAAAAAGCAACAGTGAGTTTGCTTTATTTAGCACGGCCATAACTCAACAACCTAGCACTTTACTTATACGGGCATTGAAGCATGCGTCAAACGGTGAGTTTTTTCGTGTAGTTGAGCGTGTGGGCCTAGATAACCTAGTAAAAGAAAGACAGCTCATTCGTAGTGCGCGAGAACAGTTTGCTGAAAAAGAAGAAGATAGGAATGTACCACCATTGCTGTTTGCAGGTGTCTTGCTCGAAGGATCTGTGATAAGCTATGATACAAACTTAAAAAGTGGTGGCGCTGGCGCCCGCTTTCTCGGTGTGTCTGGTAGTGCGCAATATCGAGAAGATACCGTAAGCGTTAGTTTGCGGATGGTTTCAGTCGCAACTGGTGAAATTCTTATTGAAGTATTAAGCCAAAAAACCATTTATAGTTACGGAAGATCAAACGATGTCTTCAAATTTTATGAGTCTGGAACGGAGCTTGTAGAATTAGAAATCGGATCTGCTCGTAACGAGAGCACTACTATTGCTTTGATGAAATCAATAGAAGCAGCAGTGGTTGAGCTCATTAAAGTCGGCTACGACAGGAGATTTTGGAAGCATGAAGAAACTAAAATTAATAAACCTTGCGATGATGATGATGTTGATTGTATCGCCAGCATACGCGGCTGATAACGAAATATACATAGATCAATCTGGTACTACTGTAAACATAGATTTAGAGCAGCTTGGATCTGGCAATATTATAGGAGGACTCTTATCCTCACCTGGATCCCTAACCCCTTTTGACATGGACGGCAATGCTTTTACGCTTGATATAAATCAAATAGGTAACACTAACAAGTTTCTCGGAGATATTACAGGTGATAATGTCACAGGTTTTTTTGAGTTTGATGGCGATAGCAATACTTTTACAATACAGGGCGATCCTACAAATACCTACGGTATTGATAACTCAAATTATAACGTCGATGTAACTGGTAGCACTAACACCTTTACCCTTAACCACGGCACAACTGCACTTGCTGCTACACTTGATCTTGATTGGATAATTAACGGTACTGGAAACCAAGTCACAAGTAATATTAACTATGACGGAGCCACAAATTATATGGACGTCGATGGAAATTCGAACACAATTAATTTTACTGGTTCTGGATATGCAGGTGGCTACTTTTATTTAGATCAAACTGGTAATAATATGACCTTCAACGTGCAACAACTGAGTACCCAAGACAATGACTGGCTTAAGATCATATCTATATCCAACAATACAGGCAGTAATACTTCTAC